GTTCTGCGGAGGTAGATACGCTGGCTTTGATTGATAACGTAACGCTCGGTGACTGTGTCCGATAGGAAGATCCGGTTGCAGAACTTCTCCACTGATCTCGAAGCAGCATCGATATAGACCTGTACAGTAGCCGATGGAGCATCCGCTAGTGAAGGAATATACGTCAGGCATTCGGTTAGAGTCAGCAGAATATCCACAGGGTCTCCTTAAACTCTCGAACCCCAAGGGACGACCCGAAGGTCGCCCCAGAGGGCCGAAAGGTGGGAATCAGTTGGTTCCCTTGGTCTCGATGGCGACATCAGGTTGCGGAACCGGAGTCAGATTCGAGTTGTGCAGCAATGCAACACCGTAAGTGGCTGTTCCAGTGGTCGCTACAACACGCATGTAAGGCTTGCTCACAAAAGCGGTTGTGTTTGACACTTGGACAGCCGTGTCCTTGCCTGGGTGGTTGACGCTGATTGCCAGGAACTGGTTTGTCGCAGCTGTCGTAGCAGATGCAGAGATTGCAGCACCAGGAACAGCAGGAACGGCAGTAATTGGCGAGCCAAATGTGGTTGATACCTGATAACCGACCGTAAGGTCGGTCCACGTAGAACCATCGGCTGATTCCTGAACCTTGATTGCCGAGGATGCAGCTAGAGCGAAGTTGACCAGAAAGGTCACCCCACCGAAGAGTCCGTTGGCACTGTTTACCTGAACAGACGAGCTGTTTCCCGAGGTAAACACAAGGTGCTTGACTTGAACACCACTTAAGAGCTGATTATGACGGGACATATGGTTCTCCTCTTGTGCTTATATCAAGATACCTTGATGAATTTGCCGTATTGTTCTTGGATCGTGTCTGCACCCCAACGCAAACGGAAGAGGTAAACACGGCGATTGTTCACGGCTTCGATTTCGTTTAAGACCCGTACAGACAAGCCCATACGAATCGGCATGAACACGCCTTGAAGCGATCCGAAGAACGCAACTGCGTTACCACTCGTACCTTGAAGAGGAGCGAACTGGCAGTAGCTGATTGGGAACCCGTCAATTGAGTCAGGGATCGGCTGGACGATGCCAGGGAAGTTCTGACCGCTTTGGAACAGGTACTGACCGTTGGACGCTTTGAACAGGCTCACAGTCTTCGCTGTTTGCTGGTGCATCACGAAGCTGAAGTTTGGTTGCGCGTACTGTGGCAGGATGCTGAATCGCATTGCCTTGACCGTATCGGCGTCCAGCGTTGAGCTAGCACCAGATGCCGTCACGTAGCCGAACTTACCTGCTTCACCCGCAGCATTGCTGGAGATCGAGTTAAAGATGCCCCGAGGTTGGCCTACACCCGTACCGTAAGCAAGGTGCTTTTCGTAGTGGAGATCCAGCCAGGTTTGCAGTTCCTGATTGAAGTAGGATTCCAGATTGAATCCTGAGTCTTCCAGGAGGGTGTTGGACATCGAAATCCGGCCCATGTACTCATGAACTGGGATCGAGACTTCACCGAAGGTTGGCTCAAGGGAAGCACTTGGTGTTCCGGCCTCGCCTGTCCACATACCCTGAATCGGGCTGGTGTAGACATCGTCGCGGAAGGTGGTACGCAGCATGACAACACGGTTGCTATTGGTGGTGATCTGACGAACACGACCTCGCAGGGTTGTTGGGGCTGGCTTACGCTGAATGACTTCGTTGAGCATGTCAGGTGGTACAAAATAGCCAGCACCTTCGTCGATGCCTTCGACCAGCGCTTTGAATGTCCGAGCGTAGTTGTTCTTGAGCTTATCTTCACCGAAGTGGAGGAAAGCCTTAAAAGCACGGGCATATTCTGGAGTCGAGATCGACTTGTTTTGTTTCTCTGTCAGGATGCCCAGACCATCGTCTTGAACCTCACCTGAATCCGAGATCGTTGTGAACCCGGCAGAGCGTGTTGAGCCACTGTAAGGCGTACCAACAGACTTGTTTGTCAGGTCGCGGTAAGCGTCCAGATTGACAGAGTCGAGTGCGTCGGCTTCGTCGATTTTGGATTTGAGAGTGGGAAGCACATCTTGAAGGATGGCTTTGTAGCGAGCTGTCTGGTCGTCGTTGCGATCTTCGTTCAACCGAAGTGCTTCAGCCTCAGCAAAGGCACTTTTGAACTCAGCACGCAATTTTGGCGATGCTGCCATGGGTATTACTCCTTGATGTAGGCGCGAAACGCTTCGAGAAGGTCGTTTAATGGGTCTTCAACTGCAATTTTTGCCTGGGCCGGAGCTTCGGCTTCTTCTTCTTCCGATTCGGATTTGATTCCGGCATCGACAAGCAGAGTTTCAAGCATTTCGTAAGAGGCTTTGACCTGGGCGCACACTTGAGCCAGTAGGTCTGCCGTTGTCTGAGAGATTTTTCGCCCAGCTTTGAAGGACGAGATGGCTGTTTGTTCGTTTGCACCGAGTGCGACTGGTGAAATTTCAAGTAGTTTGGCTCGTTTGATCAGGCGTGAACCGCTCTCGGCTCGCATCAGTTCTTCTTCGGATGGGCTGTATCCAGCCTTCTTCCAGTAGTCGAGCGTGTCCTTCTTTGTCATTCGCTTGATTTGCAATGGGATAATGCCCACCGACAATTCCTTGACAACGCCTGACGTGATGAGCTTGCGATCTTCCTGAGCTTTGACCGTATCCACCAGAATTGCCTCGAGGAACAGCCCTTTGGCATCCTCAAAGAGTTCTACTGGCTTGCCGATGGGATTTGCATGGTCGTGATTTACGCCACCGATAAACCCTTTGGACATAAACCTCTGGATATCGGCCTTGTAAGCACCTGGTGCGATAATGTCGCCATGATAATCAAGGAAATGGAATGTCGAAGCATAGCCAGCGAACCCGCCAGAGTCGGAATTATCAACCCTCGGTGCTGGGGCCAGCTTGTAAACCAGACTTAGTTCCGGTTCAGACACGATATTTTCCTCGCAATGGATAGATACTCACCTATATATATTAACAGATAAACAATTGTTGATGCAAACTAAATCTTTTCCGGTTCTGCCGTGTAGTCTCCTGCACGAAACACGCTGACTGTCTTCAGGTATTTATCATGGGTTTGATCGGCCAAGAGGAGTTTTAGTTGCTGCCTGAGTTCGTCCATGACCAAATCGTCTTCGCTGCTCATTTGCATTTGAGAGGCATGTAGCCAGACCCCCAGAAGAGATTGCAAGCGGGAGTGATGCAGGACACAGGCTTGAAAGCCTTCGTTATCCTGGACATCAATTTGCTCGAGATCGACCAGTAGCGAATCAATCGGAGACTTCTTTGTGGCTTCATCGTCGTCGTCTGGTTCTTGAGGCATGCCTAATGGTCCCTATTGCCAGAGCGATGGTGTTGAAGATCAAGTACAGGTGGAAATACAGCAGGAACAGAGTCCAGACTACCAATTGAGTTTCGCCCAGGGGATTTCTTTGCGAGTCCAGCCAGCCAGATCGCTGAAGGCCCAGGAATCACCCTCTTTAAGCATGCTTTCCGCAGTTTTCTTGCGGATCTTGAAGCTACCAGCGGGCATCCAGTCGGGTTTCGGCCCTGAGATCCAGTCGTTGCCCCAGGAATTGAGGATCACTGCGGACTCGTCTGAGAGGTCAATCCCAATGATAATCATCTGGTGCGACCATGAGCCTTTAGGGGCTGAGAATCCGTTAGCATCACGCTTGTAGCTAAATCCCTGATCGGAAGCGACTGTGACTGGGTAACCAGAGGTGATCGCACTGACCAGTTCATCCCATGTGTCCACCTTGGCGTAAGACTTGATTGGGTGGAGTTTTGCTGTAGGCTCGAGGTCGTCAGGAACACCCTTACGGGCATAACTTGAGCAGCAGAGTGCGGCACTGTATTTTGTAAGATCTACGGATGCATATTTCTTACGGGGGAGAACCCCATATTTCTGCAAATACTGAGCCGCCCAAGCTCCGACCGAGCCTTCCCCTGAAATTCTTCCACCACCGATTTCGACACGGCTACCCCAGTAGATGGACATGCAGTCGAGGCGACCTGGGTTCTCAGCACCTTTATCCGTAACATCCTGGGCTACGAGGATCTCTGCTGCCATAGCAGCACCGTTAGCAACGCATGATCCGCAAGAACCTTGGTTGTAAATCCATTTATCCTTGCCCCAGACCATGTCCATGTACTTTGTCAGTATGACAGGCCCAGTGGGAGCGGAGTCCATGAGGTGGGGAGCAGTTGCGGAAAAGCCTTGGATTTTGTTTTCGGAGACGATTCGGGCGACTTCCTGAGGATCTTTGTGCCAGCCGAAGCCGAAATTGAGAGCATCGTAAGGGGTCATTTGCTCAACTCCTCACAGGCTTTCTTGATTTCAGCTAATGCCGCCAGCAGTTCTTCGCGTGTCTTGTATCCCTTGCTTGCAAGCAGATCGCCAAGACCCACACCAGCCCAATAAGTCCGAATCCCATTATCTTCAGCACTCTTCGCCAATATTCCGATGATCTGGGCCATGTCCAGGCCCAACGCTCCAGCCTGTGCTTCTGTGACCTGTATCGATTTGTCGAGGGCTAATGCCCCTTGCTTGCGTTTTGCCTTGTCAGGCACAGTAATGGTCACTATGGACCAGAACTCGTTTGCAAGGCTT